GATATTGCAAGGCCAGCAACCTGTGGCAAAAGATGAATCAAAATCTAGATGGGAAGGTGTTATGAAAGCAAATAGGGTTGGAAATAAAATACCATAAACAATATACATTATAGGAGATAAAAATAATGGCAAATCAAACAGGAACATTATATTCGTATAATGTCGACCAAACTGGAAACAGTGTACCAGCAGCAGTTGGTGCTTCGGCTGACTTAAGACGAATACATAACTTTGGCGACAGAGTCGCTGAGTTAGCACCAGAAGAATCTCCCTTTTTTGTATATCTTAATAAGGTAGCAAAAGTACCAACTAATGACCCTGTATTTAGGTTCTTAGAAAATCGTTCAAAAATCGACTGGACAAGCAGAAACTTTTATGTTGATGGAACAGCTTTAACTGATGTTGCAGCTGGCTCATCATATACAATACAGGTTGATGATAACGCATCATCTCCTGCAAAAGTTGATTGGCTTGTTAAAGGTATGGTTTTTGCGGTTGAAACAGATAGAACAGCTCAATCACAAGTAATATTTAGAGTTGAGGGAATTACTCAAAACTCTGCTGATACTACTTTGACTGCTAGATGTATTGCTTTATCTAATTCAGCTAACGATTCAACTGCATATAACGACATTGCAGATGGTGATGAATGTCAAGTTATAGGTACTTCTTTTGCTGAGGGTTCAGGTTCTCCTGATGTTTGGTCAAGTCAATTAGACGATGACTTTGGATATTGTCAAATATTTAAAACAGCAGCAGAAATGACAAATACAGCAATTGCTACAAATTACAGAGGATATGCAAATGAATGGGATAGAATCTGGAATTTAAAACTAAGAGAACATAAAGTAGATATTGAAAGAGCAATGCTTTTCTCAATGAGAGCAAGAGTTGACTCCGTTCAATATTCAGAAGGTATATGTGGACACATATTATCAAACTCAACAGCTGTTGCGTCTGGTAGTGCTGCTTATTCTTCTGGAAAAGCTTACATGTTCTCACAAGCATCAACAGCAATGACATATGATTCACTTTTAAGTGACTTTGAAGTTGTTTTTGACCCAGCTAGGGGTGGAAATAAGAATAAGCTTGCTTTAGCAAGTCGACCTGTTATTTCTTACTTGAACAAGCTAGGAACTGGTGGATTCTTAGGAGGCTCATTAGCCTGGAATAAGAATGAAGGATTAGGAAACGATGATGTTCCAAATCAATCACCTCATAGAATGGGCTTTGAGTCAAGAGATGGTGCTTTTGGTCATTCAATTATGCAAATAAACACAATCCATGGAGATTTATCTGTGGTGCAAGAACCTATGTTTAGAGGAATTGCAAGTGGATATATGGCATTAGTTGACCTTGACCATGTTGCTTACAGACCTTTAGTCGGAAATGGTCTTAACCGTGATACTCATATCATAACGAATGTACAACAAGCAGACGAGGATTTAAGAAAAGACATGATTCTTACAGAAGCAGGTCTTGAAATTACAATCCCTGAAACTCATATGTTGT